CGAATCATCTCTCGCGTTACGTCGTCACTCATGGCGCACCGAACTCCGGTTCAATCACTTCCCGTCCGTTCTCCTCTAGCGTTACGTTCACCGCCACGATCTTGCGCGTCACCTCGATCACCGTCCCGAGCCGCGCCGTCACCAGGTCGCCCAGAAAAAAGTGCAGCCCGTAGACGCAGGCCGGAGTCTGCATCGCGTCGAACTCGAACGTCTGCCGGCGCGCCCCCTCCGCCAGCCGGCGGTCCCCCACGGCATTCAGCGCCGCCGTGGTCGCCTCGTTACGCGCGTCGGCCGTCGTCTCCACGTCCGCGTCACCCGCCGTGCGAATCACCACCGCCCGCGACGCACCCTCGCCCTGCCCGAGCACCGCCACGACGTTGGTTTCGCCCTGCCGGTCATCGTCGTACTCGGCCTCGGCCATGTTGCCCCGTTCGAGGGCAAAGATGACCGTGGCTGTCCTGTCGGTGCCCAGCTGGCCGGCGTACCAGCGATAGTCAAAGGCGGCGTTGCCGGTCTGCACCAGGTCGAAGTCACCGCCGCCCACTGCCGCGAGGCCCTGCAGGGCTTCGAGCAGGTTGTCCCAGGCGCAGTAGAGATCGAGCGTGTTGCCGCCGGCCGCGTCGGCCTGGACCGTCAGCCCCGTGATCGCCCCGTTCCGCGATCGCCCGTTGCCCGTGGTCGCACTGGCGCCGACGTTGTACGAGACCAGCGTCTTGGCGATGGTTTCCGCCTTGGCGCTGGTAAACTCGCTGCGGTTGGCCGTGCCGGCGGGCCAGAGGACGTGGCGCGTGCCGAGCAACCAGAGAAGCCCAGGGCAGTACACGGTCACGCGCCCCACGTCGCTGACGGTCCAGGAGCGTCGCAGGATCAGACCGGTGAAATCGCGGTACCAGTCGATGCCCGCCTCTGCGTCCGCTCGCCACACCTCCAAAATGCCGCGGTGCACCAGAAGCGCCGCCGCCGCTGAGTCCGCGTTCAGCTCGAAAACCAGGAGGCCGGCGGCGTTCACCGCCTTGGTGTAGGTCAGCGAGAGGAAACCACCGTCCGCCTCGCCAGCGAGGATCGCCAACAGGGTGCCAGTCGCGGAGCGGAGGCGGAGCTGATACGTGGCAGCCATCGCCTACTCCGGCCCAATGGCGAGCCACGTTACGAAGAGACCGTTGGCAAGGCCTATTGCGTTGAACCTGGTTTCTTCTGTGTACCACACCGCCCCGGGATATGCGGCGGCGTTCGTAGTAATCAAGACGAGGGGGGTATAACTGAACGCCACGGGGAACGTGATGGTCTCCTGCGTCCCTGTCGCCTCGAAGTGCCCCCCCTGCATTCGCACCGCAGTGGGCGTGTAGGCCGTCGCACCTGCCACGCGCCAGTTGGTCGCGCTACCCCCCTGCCGGCGGTAAAACTGAGGAACGCGGTTGCCCACCTTGGTATCGTCCACGATGTCGTTGGCCAGCCGTGCGGTGGTCTCCACTGCGCCATCGTCCAGCTTCCCGGCGACGACCGCATTGGCGCCAAGCTTACCGGACGTCACCACCCCGCTAGCCAGTCGTGCCGCCGTATCCACGGCCCCATCGGCCAGCTTCCCGGCGATCACTGCGTTGGCCCCGATCTTGCCGGAGGTCACGGCCCCGGCCCCGAGTTTCGCTTCCGTGACGGCGCCGGCGCCAATCTTGCCCTCCGTTACCGCCCCAGCGAAGATATTTGCCTCTGTAATGGTCAAGTTAGCTATATTTCCTCCCGATATCGTCGCGACAGCTATGCGGCCGCCCGTGATGGTCCCGGGAGCTATTTTGCCGCCAGTTATCGCGCTGTCAGCGATCCCCGTCGTGCCAACCGCCGCCATCGTTCGCGCGTCGGTCACCGTAACGGCGCCGGCCGTGTTCACCAGCACCGTGCAGAGCGAGATGTCGTAGGTCGTGCCGGGCATCTGCACCAACGCCGGCGCCGTCGGGCTGGCCGCGTCTGTGCCGGCGATCCTGGTGATCCTCACCGTCTGTGCCGCCCAGCCGGCACGTAGCACAATGCGGTCGATCCGGGTGTTCCCTGCGCCTACCGCGCTCGGCACGTTGACGTCTACCGACACGGTGTTGTGGTAGGGCTTGCCATCCACCAGCCCCCCGCCCGTGTTGACGGCAACCGTGTTCGCCCCCTTTGCCGTGGGCGCCAGTTCGTTCAGGTACCCCGGCGCAACGCCCTCAAACGCGCCGCACGCCGCCAGAACCGCGGCGATCACCGACAGGTTGGCTTGCGTATACGACACCGCGCCGTCGCCCACCGCCGGGGTGCTCGTGGTCCACCAATATGAAGATTCTGCGATGGTACACCTCCCCTATATCCCGACGTATCGGGTGTTGTAGACGATATCGATTCTGGTCGCCACGTTGGCCCCGCTGCCTGTCACGCTGATTGAGTTCACCCCGCCGGTCACCTCGCCGGTCACCTCGCTGTCGTCCGCGATGTGCCACGTCGCCAGATCACTGCTGGTCACTAGCTTGGCGATCTGGCTGACTCCGGCCGCGTCGATCACTGTCTTGTGCCCGTAGCGCAGATCGATATCGTAACGATCTCCCCCTGCAATGGTCGTGCCGGTGAAATCCAGCACCTCGCCGGTCGCTGCATTGGTGATCACCGGATCGGCGATCGGTCCGACAATGCGGATCAGCGGGTACGCTCGCCAGGTCCCGGCATACGTGACGGTCACGCTCGCATTGACGACGCTCGCCCCCACGAAGTGCGGCACCGACATCGGCACATAGAAACTGTCGGCGCCGCCGCCCACCAGGAACGAAACTGCGACCGCGACCGGGTCGTAGAACGTCGGGTCCGGGCAGCGGAACACGACGCCGCTTTTCAGCGTCATCCCGTCGCCACCCTCTACGGGCAGCGTCAGCGCCCCGACGGAATGCCCGTCGATATCGAATATCTCGCCGGCCTCAGTCGTGAATCGCAGCGTCAGGTTGGCTGTCGTGGCCCTGAGCCAGTCCACGAGGGTGCGCCGCCGCGCCTCCAAATCCACGAACGAATCGGCCCCCAGCCACAGCGCCAACTGAATCTCGCGGGGCTCCAGGCGGAAGCCGACGTCGCTCACCCCGTGCTGTTGCGGCCCGCGCTCCTCTATCCGGCGCACCGGCGCCTCGCCAACGCCGTCCCAGCTCAATACCCCGCAGACCGTGTTATCGGTGAGGCTCAGGATCTCCGCGCCTCGCAGCAGCTGGATATCCATCAGCCCCTCGCCAGCATCGAGAGCAGCCGCACGTCAGACCGCAGCGACCGCTCGCTCTGGTATCCGCCGTACTGCGCCGTCAGGTTGTAGTAGTGGTTCACCGTGCTGTTGCGCGTCGTGGACTGGCTGACGAGCTGCGCCGCGCTCGCCGTGGCAGCCGCCGGCAGGGCGGCGTTGCGCTGGATACCGAGGGCGAAGCCCTCCATAAGATTGGCGCCGAGACCCATGAACACCGTTGACGGTGAGCTGATTCCCAAGAATCCCTTGACGGCTTTCAGCGCACCCTCCGCCGCGGCCTTGGCCGCATCGCCCAGCGCCGACGCCGCGTTGGAAATGCCGCTCTTGATGCCGTCGATGATGCCGGTGCCCACGGCGCCCCAGTCGATATCGGTGAACAGCTTCTTCAGCGAGTCGACGATGCCCGTGACGGCGATCTTCAGGTTCGTCCAGCCGAGCTCAAACGCCCCTTTTACGAGCGCCCAGATCGTGTCGCTGATCACGCGCAGTTGCTCACCGAACGCCGTCCAGTCGCCTGCAATAGCAGCGCGTATCGCAGCTACCGCGGCGGTCAAGATCGTCTTGGCTCCCTCGAATACGGTCTTGATATAGTCCCAGGTATTCGAGATGATCAGCAAGATGTCATCGCCGAACAGCGCCCAGGCTGCCTTCACGACGTCCACAAAGCCCTGCACGACGCCCTGGATAAACGCCACTGCCACTGTGAACGCGTTGGTGACTGCCGCCCACAGCCCCGAGACGGTGCCGGTGATCTCGTCTTTGTGTGTGGCGAACAGCCCCCTGATGAACGCGAGCGCCGCGCCAATCGCGTCTCGCATCCAGTTGACCGCTGCCGGCACTTTCACCGATAGCCACTCTTTGACGATCTCAAGCGTCGGCTGAATCGCCACCCACGCCTCAGTCAGCGTCGTGCGGATGCCGCCCCAGTCCTCCGTCCAGGCCACGGCGAGTAGGGCGATGGCTGCGATGACGAGCGTCACCGGGTTCGCCAGTGCCGCGATTGCCCCGACGATGGCCATGATCCCGCTGGCAATGGCCGCGCCGGCCAGCACCGCACCGATGGCCAGGAGTGCGCTCTTGATTGCCGGGCCGTGGTCAGTGACGAACGCCACAACAGTATCGATCACGTCCCACAGGCCGGTGAGGAAGGGCTGCATCTGCTCCTTGGTCAGCCCGAACGCCTCCCCGATCGTGTACAACCCGTTTATCAGTAGCTCGGTGAAACTGGCCGTGTCGCCCTGGAACAGCAGCGCAAACGCGTTGATCAGGTCTTCGATGCCCGGCATGGCCGCCTCGATGGCGGGAGCCAGTGTTTCGGCGAACCACGCCGCCAGGCGGTCAAACAGCGGCATGAGTTTGTCCAACAGCATGCCGGCGATGTTCATGAACGCCATCCCGAGCGGCTCGAGGGCCACCGTGGCTTTGTTCTTCAGCAACTCGAGCTTCTCCGGCCAGTCCATGGTGGCTTCACTGGCCGCCATGATGGCGCCCTCGGAACCGGCCACGGCTGCCGTCAGCTCGTCGACCGAGAATCGCCCTTCCCGGATCGCGGCGACCATGTCGGGGCCCGCCCGCGCACCGAACACCTCCATGCCCAGCGCGAGCGCAGCAGACTCGTCTTTCGCGCCCTTGATCGAGGCGATAGTGTCGTTGAGCCCCGCCTGTAGGTTGACTCCCTCCTTGGCGAACTTGCCCGCGGCGATTCGCAGCGAGCCCATC